ATACTTGGGAGCCTTTTTTCATGGGTTCATGTCGATACAGGTTATCGAAGATTTAACCAGGCATATATCCAAGTGGCCAGAAAAAACTCCAAGACTCTTTTAGTAAGTTGGGTGGCTCTGTATATGCTCATGGCCGATGGTTATTATGGCAGCCAAGTTTATTGTACTGCCAGTGCAAAAGACCAAGCTAAGATTTGTTTCAATGAATGTGTAAAGACAATAACTGCAGGTAAGTCACTTAAGAAACGTCTTAAGATCAGAGAGTCAGTATCAAAAATTGATTACAAGAGTAAGTGGTCGTTTCTCATGGCTCTCAGTTCTGAGACAAAACACCTGGATGGATTCAATCCGCATTGTGGTGTTATCGATGAGTACCATGCACATCCTAACAATCAAATGTATAAGCTTCTCGATGATGGCGCTATTCAACAGGATGAGGCGCTTATTTTTATTATCACGACTGCAGGGTTCGATCTCGACAAGCCATGCTTCAAAGAATATGAGTACTGTCTGAAGATCGTTGATCCTGAGAATGATATTGAAAACGATAAGCGATTTGTTTACATTGCTGAAATGGATGAAGACGATGACTTCACATCACCAGAAGCGTGGATGAAGTGTAATCCTCTCATGGCATATTTGCCAAATGGTATTGAGAAGATTCGGCAGCGTGTCCAGGAAGCTCTCGACAATACTGAGCATCTTAGAAACATGCTGACGAAGACACTCAATAAATGGGTGGATATGAAAACCAATGGATACATGGAGCCAAAGTTATGGTCAGAGTGTGAAGCGAGGCGGAATGATCTGCTGGAACTGTTAAAGGGCAGGTCTTGTTATGTCGGGCTCGACTTATCACAAAAGCATGACCTCACTGGTGTGTCGTTTGAGTTTCCAATGGATGATGGCAGCTACATTTTATTAACCCATGGATTCATACCTGAGAACAGGATCAAGCAAAAGGAAAAGACAGATCAGGTCCCATATTCACAATGGGTTGCTGATGGTTGGATGACTGCTTGTCCTGGCATGATGATTCGTAATGAAATGGTTGAAGACTATATAGATTCATTTACAAAGGAGCATGATTTCAAGGTTCTTGAGATCGACTATGATCCTTATGGTGGTCATCAGCTTGCTCAGAACATGGAGAAGAAGGGTTATGTTTGTGTTGAAGTGCGTCAGGTTATTCCGGTACTTAGTGAACCAACGAAAGATTTTAGAAACGAAGTCTATGACATGAATGTGATCCATGATGGCAGTCCGCTCGTTGTCTGGAATGTCAGAAATGCAGTTGAGAAAGCAGATACAAAAGGCAATATTCTATTAGACAAGAGTGATCGAACCAAGAAGATTGACACTCTTGCAGCATGTATTAATTCACACGTGAGGGCGATGAATCATGAACATAATAAACCATTTGACGCGTCAGAGTACGCGGGTGAAGAGTTCCTTGATAAGCTTTGGGGCTAGTCTTGGGAAGCTTCTTTTAAAATGTATCGAAGACATTTTCATATTTGTTGGTATTGCTCTCATTATTACTGCAGCCTCCTTATATAACCCAATTGTCGGTATTCTAATAGCTGGTATTTTCAGCTTGGCAATTGGGTTTTACTTTGCAAAAAATCCACCAAAGGGGGTGAAATAATTTGTTATTTCGAAGAGAAACCCGTTCTCTCGAAACGTTCGGCATCAATGACAAGGAGTTTCTTGAAGCATTAGGTGTCACAGTTGATGGAGTCAATGTCACAGGCATGAACTCTCTTAAGGAAGCAACGATCTATACCTGTACACGAATTTTATCTGAGTCACTTTCAAAGTTGCCACTAAGAGTTTACAGAGAAGTGGACGGATCAGCACAAGCTGTAAATCATCCACTAAATCGAATTCTTAAACTTCGACCGAATCCACTCATGAGTTCTATGGATCTATTCAAGGCATTTGAAGCTCATCGAGCCATTGGTGGGAACTCGTATGGTTATATTGAGTCGAATAATAGAGGCATCGTTAGAGGGCTGCACTTTATTGATCCTGACAAAATGACCATTTATATGGATGATGTAGGTCTAGTTGGACCAAGGAATAAGCTCTGGTATGTGGTCCAAACTGATTATGGCGAAATAAAACTGGAACATGATGAGGTGCTTCACTTCAAAGCCATGACGTTAAATGGAATCACAGGCCTATCTGTTGTGGATAGACTACGGCATTCTGTGGAGAATGCAAAGAGCAGTCAGGAGTATATCAACAAGTTCTTTAAGAATGGCCTATCAGTGAAAGGGATCATCCAATATGTCGGAGATCTTGATGAAAAATCTCAGGATACATTCAGAACCAAGTTCGAATCTATGTCCAGTTCACTCAAGAACGCTCATCGTGTGACCATGCTTCCTATTGGTTACAAGTTTGAGCCGATCAGTCTCAATATGACTGATGCTCAGTTCCTTGAGAATACAAAGTTGACCATTCAACAGCTCACTGCAGCTGTGGGTGTTAAGCTTCATCAAGTTAACGAAATGGGAAGGGCGACGTTCAATAATATCTCTGAACAAAACCGTGAGTTTTATGTGGATACAATGCAAGCCACTTTAACTGGTTATGAGCAGGAAATGACGTATAAACTTCTGACGGATCGTGAGCTTGATCAAGGCTATTACATCAAATTCAATGTTGATGCACTTCTCAGAGCGGACATTAAAACCCGTTATGAAGCTTATAAAATTGCAATTCAAAGCGGTTTCAAGTCTCCAAATGAGATTCGAAAGCTTGAAGAAGACCCTGCAAAAGAGGGTGCAGATGATCTGCTTTGCAATGGGAATATGCAGAAGGTCAGCGAAGTGGGTGCTTACTATAAAAACAAGGGAGGTGAAGGAGCTGGAAAAGGATCTAAGCAAGACGAATAAAAAAAGCCCTGAGATTGATCCAGAGAATAAGCGGGATGATCCGTATGAAGTCAGAAACTTTCAAGTCATTGGTATGGAATTTAGATCTTTAACAGATGAGGAATCAAAAAAAGAAACCAGGAATGTAGGCGGTTATGCGGTTGAGTATAACCAACCTTCTCAACTAATGATTGATTACTGGACAGGTGAGCCATTCATTGAAGTCATTGGTGAAGGTGCATTTGATAAGTCTCTTGAAGAGCGACATGTTAAGTCATACTGGGATCATAAAAAAGACATGATACTCGGAAATACTAAGTCTGGTTCGTTAAAAGTTGAATCAGATGAGCGTGGACTTGCTTTTGATCTGATTCTACCCAATAACACTTGGGGCAATGATGCTTGGGTGTCTATTGAACGAAGGGACACAGAAGGTGTTAGTTTTGGATTTGGTGTTATAAAAGATGTCTGGTCTGAGGTGGAGTATGAAGGTCAAATGATTCTAAAAAGAACTATTGTTGAAGGTGTTCTATTTGAGATTTCTCCAACACCGAACGAAGCTTATTTAGATTCTAATGTGGAATGTCGAAGTTTAGGTGAGTACACGAAGACACGTACAACAAGCAATGAAGCTGAAGAAATCAGAAGTGAAACTGAAAAGTTGATGTTGAAGACAGAACTGTTATATAGCAGTTCTTTTTTAGTGTAAGAAAGGACGTGGAAGCGTGAATAGAAAAATGAGAGAACTAAAACAGCAGGCAGCAGCACTCACTGAGGAAATCAGAAGTTTCGTTGATGAGAATGAGCTTGAGAAAGCCAAAGAAAAGCAAGTTGAACTTCGTTCCATCAATGACAAGATGGAGATACTTGTTGAACTTGGTCCTGAAGAAGAGCGTTCGCTCGAGACTGGTGACGATCCAAAAGAAGTTACACCGAAGCCTGGTGAAGGTGAAGACAAGCTTGAGTATAGAAGTGTTTATCCGAAGCTTATCACTGGTCAGCGATTGTCAAAAGAAGAAAGAAGTATTGCTGGTCAAAATCGAGGAATGATGGAGACGCGTGGTCTTACTGAAGCGAATATGGCCAGTGCGGGTTATGTAGTTCCGAAAGATGATCAGACAAAAATCATTAAGCTGCAGCGTGACATGCAGGATATACTTCAGTATGTAAATGTCGAAGAAGTTTCAACTTTAAGCGGTACTCGTGTTATTGAAGTCGATGCTGAGTACACGCCACTGACACCAACTGGTGAGGGTCAGCCAATTCCTGACACGGATGATCCAGAGTTTGCTCAGCTTGATTACAAGCTTAAAAAGCTGACAGGTAAGACAAGTCTGACAAATGAGTTGGTTGCAGATTCAGATCAAAACATTAAGAAGTATACGAATGAATGGCTTGCTAAAAAAGATACAGCAACTAATAATGTTGAGGTATTTAGTGGTACTGGCGGAACGGATCACGCAGAAGGCCTGTTAGTTGCGTCTGGAATAACAGTAGTAGAAGTCACTGATACAGCAACGCTTCACTCAGTTATAAAGAAGACTCTGAATGTTCGCCTAGATACGGCGATTTCTAAGACTTCAAAGATATTTACAAATCAATCTGGATTTGACCTGGTGGATCAACTTGAAGACGGCAACAAAAAGCCGCTGCTTCAGGAAGATGCATCAAAAGAAATCCCATATAAGGTGAAAGGCAAGCAAATTGTCGCTTTCTCAGACCGAGTTTTGAAGAACACAAATGACGGAACTGATGACTGGGCTTACTTTATTATTGGAGATTTGAAACGTGCATACACAGCATTCGTGCCAAAGAGTGCGAGATATGCAATTCGTGCTACGGATATTGGTGCAGGTGCATTTGAGAATGACACAACTGTCCTTCGAATGATTAAACGATTTGATGGTAAGCCAGTTGATAAGAAAGCTATTGTTATTCTAAAGGTGAAACTTCCTGCAGCTTAATATTTGATGGAAGGTGACCTGAATGATTACAGTGGAAAATGTAAAACATCATCTAAGGGTTGAAGAATCTGAGGATGATATTTACCTGAGTGGCCTACTGCTTGCAGCCAAAGGATATTTTTCAGGTGCTGGTGTGAAGGTGAATTTAATTGAAAAGTATGCAGATGACGAGAAGAAAGAGCTCACGAAAGCG